CAAAAGACGACAACGCGAGTACATTAATTAGTTTTTGCATAACTGGTTACCTCAGGTGTAATTGGAAGTTCTTTTGATTCTAATGATGCTGCTATTCCAACAATAGTTATAAGGGCAGCAATTACTGCGCTAGCACCCCAGACAGTTTTTTCAAGTTTACGAACTCTCTCACGGAGTTCTTTAACCATTTCAGCATCAGCACTTGGAGCTTCTTTTTCAAGTTGCTCAACTCTATGTTTCAGAAGTGCTATCTCCTGATCCTGTTCCGCGTCCTTCAGTTCGATCTGGTTCGGCATCTTCCTCCAACTCCGAATAGGCGAGTTTCATAATTGTATATATGTAGTAAGCAGTGCCAGCAAGGAATATTAATATGGAAATAATAACACTCCAAGTTACATCATTAATATCATTTAATGGACGAAGTACAAGATTCATCAGCAATCATTGAATACTGAACCAACTTCAGATCCAATCTCCGAACCCATTTTCTGACCAAGGAGAAGTGCCCAACCACCTGCTAACCACCCAATATAGGGAATGCTGGATACAACAGGGAGAGCAACACCAGTAGCAATAGCACTACCTGCCATCGCACCTTGTGAGCGTGCTCCAGCGTCCGCCGATATACACTCTGCGCTTTGTGCATTCGACTTTCCCTCGGCGTCTGAGACGCTACCTCCAATGTTGCGGGTTCCATCCATGGTGTATTGGTCTCTACGATATTCAGTTCTCCTCTCGGTACCACCACCAAAGAGTCCTTTCTTTTCCTTATCCAAATCCAAAGATCTTTCAGATTCTAAAACCTTTGGATCATTTGCACGATATTCAATCTCATATCCATCTTTACCCGCTTTAATTTTGTAAGATGAATATGGTCCACGCGGAATATTAATTGTAGGAACTTCTCTTACCTTAGGAGTATTATCCCTAAGAACATATCCCAGAAGTCCAATATGGGAGATAGCAAAAATCCCACCAGCACCAATTGCCACCCACTTTAAGGGAGACGTTTTTGGTGGTGCTGATGGGACTACTTCACTCACTTCTTCAGTGAGTGGTTTTGAATTCCATTTCATTGCTTTTTGGGTTCAACAGCAGAGACTACAGGAGGTTCCTCATTTTTCTTTGCCTGTGCCTTAGCACCATTACCGCCACCCGCTTTAGCAGGAGACAATCCGAACGCAGCTAACGAGCCAGAAAACACCGAGGCGATGAAGGTAGGGTCAAAATCTAAAATCTTTTGACCGTTTGGAAGTCTAACGTAGGAAAATGTAAGGAGAGAAGCAGACCAAATAAGTACAACGACTTTCACTAAATTACCAAGGACTTCACTTTTATCTTCATCGTGGTCTTTCTCTACTACAATTGCTTTAGATTTATCTTCAGACATTTGCAGAGAGTAAGTCTCTGTTATTTATGGTGCCAGTATTTCTACCGTGATGTTTGTATCTCTTATTTTGTTGTATTTTTTGCAGAGGGAATCACTTGATTCGTGTTCCCATTTGTGATATGCACTTTTTAAGTTCTGGACGTAATCAGTTCCACCGAGACCGACCATTTCATCGGCAACGATAGTCTTGATTAACACATCTCTCGTTAAATGTGTCATATGTGAATGCTTGTTTCCAACAACAAATTCTACATTATAAGACTGAAAGGATTGTCAAAGAATTTGTCTTGGGTGGTCTTCCCAAATTTATTGGGTGTTATTATTTATTCAAATATTGGATTTACAGGTGGATTCCACTCTTTTCTAACTGCCTCCATAACTTCCCTAGGAACACCATAATATCCCATATGCATCCACACACAGTCAATATAACGAAGATCCTCACGGTCTGCATCTAGTGTGAATGCATCACAATACTCCACAATATCTGGTGGAACCTCAATCTTTTTCCAAGTTATAGGTTCCTCAACAAAAAACGGAATCATTTAATAAAACCCTCTTCTTTCAACCACTTTTTAGTTAAAGGAGTGGGTTCATAATCTGTCCACATTGTTCCCCGAGCACAAGATTCAAGTGCTTCCATGGTCATACCTTCAGTGCGTCCTGCCCAAGATGCCTCTGCTTCCCAAGGACGAGCAGAAGGTTCATAGGTGCGTTCTACCATCTCACGGTATAACATAGGTACATCTTCTTCTGGAAGAATAATCGCAATCATGGAGTTCTTAATGGAACCTGCCATACAATCCTGAGCAGCGTGCCATCCTTCATGACGCATTACTGCCATCAATGTTCCAGGGCGGCGCATGTGAGTTTTGTTCAGGAAGAAATTGTTACTTACAGTGTGATAAACACCACGGTGTCCAACAGGAAAATATCGTTCATCTGCTAGAAACACTCCAACGCCGACATGTTCCAGGGCAGTGAGCATCCTGTCGAACTCATCAGCAATGATACTATAATCACTATCAGGATAAGCGTTAGCAATAGTGCTGATATCTTTGACTCGTTGGACATCTTTGGTGCATTCGCGGAGTAGCATACACCCCATTGCATCCATAGTATAGAAACCCTTGGTGATTTTAGAGTCATCAGCGAAAGCAGGAGCTCCCAGAGAAACTGCTGCAAGCATAGCGAAAATAGTTTTGATCATTTAAAAAATTTGTTGTAAAGAGCAGATGCTTCAAGATGCTTACCATTATTGGTAAGGTATTTGATTCTTTCAAGAATCTTCCTTTTGAATGTTTTAGATGATTCCTCCATCTTCATCATCCCCTATGTATTCTAGAGAAACTACGTCATGATGCTTAACTTGTGGATTTAACCACTCTTTAAATTCACAACAAACGGCATATGCGTCGTCTATGTTTTCTTCGCAAAGAGTATGAATTCTATCTATTGCCCAATCATGGTTTTTCAATAGAGTCTTTTCCAAAATTTCCATAGTCTTTACGCATATAGCGACCTAGAATATTGCTATTATAATACGCAGGTGAACCATCGTCAAGTGCTTCAGATAATACATTGTTGAGAAACAGTTGTTTTGTTTCTTCAAAGTTACAATCACCCTTCGTCTTATGTAGACTTATGATTTCTCTATTGAAAATCTCTTTGCCGTATTTTTTAATGTCTTCTTTTAACTCTGGACAAGAACCATAATACTTCTGCCAATCTGATTCTTGCTTTACCTTTCGCTTCTTTCCTGGCGGTTTTCTAAAGGACCAAAAGTATTTTCTACCGATGTACTGTTTACCTGATTGTAAATTAGTAATCCTGTAGACAAAACCGTACAAATCGTTAATATCCTCAGATAGAAAAGTTCTACCTTTAAAAACCCAGGGGTTTTCATAACTCATACTTTAGTATTATATGAGCTATTATTTATCTTTAACCGGAACAAACCTATTCTAAGCATGATTTAAGTTGTTGTCAAGCCCTTGATAAATAATCAATAAAGAGTTATACTGATGTCGGTCTACGTCAGAAATTTAACAATAAATACACACTCAGATTTCTCTGAGAATCTTGAGTTGTATCAATTGGGTGGTCAAAAAACAAATATCACTGGATATACTTTATATTCATACATGAGAAAGCACCCCGATAGCACTTCTCATACTGCTTTCACAGTAGGTATTAGTAGTGCTGCAGATGGAGAAATTAATTTGTCTCTGACGGATACACAAACTGCAACATTGAAACCTGGAAGATATGTTTATGATTTGTTAGTGCAAAGACCAAATGGTAATAGAGATATTGTTCTGGAAGGAACGGTGAATGTGAGAGCAGGTATGTCCCACAATTGTCCTTAAGAAATGGCACAGCAAACAACATTTATCGTTGATCTTCTGATGTATACTGGGTGTGACTTCACTCAGACTTTTGTTTTAGAAGATAACGTATCAAATGCACTCAAGAATACTACTGGATATACTGCATGTGCTCAAATGAGACGATTTGAGACTGCATCTACTGCAGCAACTTTTAATGTTGATTTCTCTACTGATAGAGCACAAGGAAGATTGGAAATATCTTTAACAAAAGCAATCACTCAGAATTTGAAACCAGGAAAATATTTTTATGATGTCATACTAAAAGATGCCTCCAACATCAAGGAAAGGATTGTTGAAGGCACCATTACTGTTAAGAAGGCAGTTACCCGATTGTATTGAGGATGTGGTTGATATAATCCTCATCTAGTTGATTCATAATATATTCTGCTTCTTCAAAGGTATCAGCATGACCTTCATTGATGAGGTAGTCGGCAACCATTTCAACGTGTGCTCTGATATTTTTGTAATCTCTTAGGGCAACACTCTGGTCAAGATTTGGTCTTCTCTTATAAGTCTGCCACCAATACTTACCAGGTCTGTTGATACCTGTTGTTGTGGACGTGGATGTGGATGTGTCCTTATCACCGTTGTTGCCTGTTTTATCACCATTACCTGTTTTATCACCATCTTGATTATCAGTCTTATCACCATCAGTATCAGAAGATGCAACATCTCCTGGTGGTGGAGGAGTCAGTAAACCAGCAGCAAGACCACCAGCGAGAACTGCACCCGCAACCTTAGTTCCTCTAGGTAAGTTCTTAACTGTTTGTGCAACTTTAGATGGTGCTTTTTGCACTGCTTGAGTTACTTTGGCAGTTGTATTTGCAGTTTTACTTGCTGTTCCTGGTAAAACTTTTGTGTTTTGTGCTGGTCCTTGTAGTGGTTTTCCACCCTTCAGACCTGCCTTTAACTTTGCAACAAGTCTTCTTGCCCAACTTAATATTGCTGCTCTCTCACAAATATTAACAAGTTCGACATTTTGCATGTCAACACTTTCGGATAAGGAAATAGAACTGAGAATACTTTCAATATGCTCCTCATCCTGGGAGTTCCAAAATTCTACAATTTCTTCTACATCATATCCTTCTTCAAGTAAAGAATATGAAACATGTAAGAATAATTTTTCTTCTTCTGTATAGTTGTAGTGCATTTTAGACCTCCGATGTATTATTTAGATGCTTTTGCTTTGAAATCAGCAACCTTCTTAGCACGATCTGCCTCATCCTTTCTTGAATAATAACCCTTCAAGAATGGTAATGTTCTGCCAATTCTTTCAATTGCGTTACTAGAAGTGTATTGTAAGGAGTGTCTAGGTGCTCCGTGCTTGTAAACAGTTCTAGTCTTTCCTGACTTATCAGTCAGTTTTGCAGCATATCCAATACGTTCCTTGCCTTGCTTGTCTGTAATGATTGCTCTGTTGCCCATCTTGAAGGTCGCATCTGCGGCAGAAATACCTTTTTGGGATTGGCGATTCAGTTTTTTCATCGCCTCACGTTGTGCTTTATTTGCACCAGCAACTGTGCGGAATGCCTTGTCGGCAGCATCTGCACCGTAACTATAACCAACAGCACCAGCAGCAAGACCACCCACAGGACCTGCTACAGCACTTCCAGCAGCGGCAGCCAAACCACCTCCTAGAGCACCTCCTGCTGCCTTTGTAATGCCTCTGATGATTGATCTAGTATCACTAGAACCCTCTTTCTTTGCCTGCTGATATGTTTGATATGCATCATATCCAGCAAGACCTAAACCAAGGGCACCACCAGCACCACGTCTCAATGCAGAACGCTTCATGCCACTAAGTCTTGTTCTAGCCTGAGATCTTCTCTGTGCCTTTTGCTGTGCTTTTTGCTGTGCCTTGATTTCATCACGTATAGCATCAATTTGTTTTGCTGCTGCTTGTGCTGTTTTTTCTGCAGAAGAAGTTGGTCTATAAGAGAACGATTGACCTGCTCTTCCTGTTGTAGAACCTTCTTTACCTGCGAAAGCTGCTCTGGCACTATCAAGACTTCTCTTTACATTTCTCTGTCTTACAGCAGCATCATAGGCACCTCTCTTCATGGCATCAGGAATACCATCACCCATGGTTTTTGCTAAGGCAGAACCTTTCGAGATTGCTGAACTTCCTTTTGGTTTTGCTCCAGTATACTTAACAATCTCTCTACCTGGTTGTGGACGATTGTCTATGGAGTAACCGGATGTAGTCCCTTTACCAGTTGTAGGTCTCTGAATCTTTGGTGGTGCTTTAGGAACACTAGTAGATGGAACTTTAGGAGCACTTGACGCTAATTTAGCTTTAGATGCTCTAATATCAGCAATTGCCTGTTTCAGTGCTGTTCTATCTGGAGCACCTGTTTTTCTTTTTCCTCTAGGAAGTGTTGCACCCGCAAATGGATCTGGAATAACTGGTTTAGCGGGAGCAGGTCCAGATTTTGATATTAATTTTCTGAATGGTCTATTTCCTGCTGATGGTGCAGTGAAAATATCACCACCCAATTTAGAAGCCCTTGCTTGTCTAACACTTCTCTTTACATAAGGATTTGCTTCGTCTGCTTTCAGACCACCCTTGCCCGTCTTGAACCCTCTTCTTGCCTCTAAATCACTCTTTGCTGCTTGATAGTTTTTTTCACCTTGAGCAGTTCTATATGATTTTGCTTGCTGTGAAACTTCAGACTGTTTAATTACGGGTGGTTTTTTGGGTGTCTTAGGTGCATCTACAGAAATACTAGAACCCCTAGGTCCAGTTCCTGGTGGAGTATATTTGGATGAGATTTTCAGTTCATCTGCTTTTGGAGTTTTTGAAGTATCAACAACATAAGAACCAGGTTTCAGTGGTTTGCGTGGTTCTGTTCCAGCAGTTCTTCTAATCGTAGGACGCTCACCGGACGCCTGCATATCAAAACTTGTTTTACCGCCAGTGTCTCTCTGCTTTCCTAAGTAATCAGTTACATCACTGGACGATGCTGTTTTGCCGCGTGGGTTATTTCTACCCATTTCCGCTCTCAGCATCTGTTCCTCAGGAGTTCTTTTTCCTCCCCGAGGCATATTTGTCAGAATAGGACCTTCTGGAGTTGAGATAACTCTTGAAGAAGGAACCGTTCTAGTTTTTCTCCTCATTCTTTCTACTTGAGAACTCAGCGATCTACTAATTTTTTTAGCAGAAGATGCTGAGGTCTCTGGTCTTGCCATCCTCTGCAACTTTTCTATATCTTCTTTAGAAGGGACACCCTCCCCTGCTTCTGATAAAAACTTTTTTAGGTCCTTCATATCACTTAACCTTACTTGTGGTGATTCCTACCTTTTCTGGAGTAGATGGAACATTAACAGTTGGAGTTGGTGCTGCTTGAGCGGGTTTTCTCAATCCTCTTACAACTTGTGCAATGAATGCTGCACCACCAAGAGGTCCTTTGAGCATAGATGCAGCACCTAAACCAGTTCCAACCTTATCATCCTTACCATAAGCATCTACTGCAGTTCCAGCACCAAATGCTGCTCTTGCACCATAATACATGTCCTTTGGACTAACAACCTTCCTTACCACCTTAGCACCATACTTCGCACCCTTACTCAGAAGATATGGGATTCCCATAAATTCATTAAGGTTTTGTCTTGCTTGATAAGATTCAGAGACAAACTGCTTATATGATTTCATCTTCAATACCCCACATCCTTGTAATTTCCTGTCTTTCTGTTCTTCATATATCCCATATTTTTTCTATGCAGTTCTTTTTCATCGCGTGTTGCCTTTGCTTCAGCATCTGCGCGATTCATTCCTGCGTCTACATTAGCGTCCACCATCGCGCCTTGATTTTCTCTTCTGCGGTCAGAAACAAAATCAGGAATACCATAATCCCTATTCTTAAATCCTTTAGAAGCTTGTTTCCATAATGGTTCACGATTTGCTGCTGCTTTTCTACCTTGAGCAACAAGAGAGTTCTGATTGGAATACTTTTGCTGTGCCGCTAATTTTGCAACGCCGCCCAGTTCTGCACCTAATCTCAGATTATCTGCATTTTTCTGTTCTGCACTACGAGAACCAACCTTCGAAGGTGGAGAGTTTTTAACAGGAGTAATTGAACCAGTCATTTTTGGTGCTGGTGCCGCTGGGGATGTAGTCGCAGGTGCTGCTGGTGTGGGGTTCTTACCCATAGCAGTAGCAACCTTCTTATATCTTGCAGATTCTTTATCAGTCCAATCACCTTTTGTCCACTTTCCAGTCGATTTATCCAACTTACCCATGACACCACCCTTACGGGCAAGAACAACAGAAGAAGATTTTGGTGTTGGTGGTGTTGATGAAGATGCTGGTGCTGCTGGTTGAGTCTTTGATGAGTCTTTTTCTGAAGCAGTTGCAGCACCAGTTCCAAGCACTGCCTTAGTTGCCATATCAATTCCACCCTCAATAGCACGATTTCTGGCATTTGGAGAGAAGTTTCTTACAACACTCTGAGTTGCAGAAGCACCTCTTGCAAGGTTTCTACCAGCACCAAGTGCCTTTGCACCTTTGAATGCAACACTACCAGGGACCATTCCCAAAGCATCTAATGCAGCATCACCATACTTTCCTTTTCTTAAATTTTGTGCGGCACTGTAAGCAGAGTAAGCACTCAATCCCATGCTCGCCAACTTTGCAGCACCCATCAATGCTAGAGGTATTGCTTCCTGAATATTTTCTTTATTAGAATATGCTTCAGCAGTAAACTGATTATAAGACTTCATCTGCCCTCGACTTTTTAGTTATTTATAAAAAAAAGAGGGGTATTACCCCTCCTTATATGCTTCATACCCATTGTATTCTCCAAACATATAGGAGTCAGATAATGCTGCTTCTCTATATGCTTGGTATGAGTCTTCTAACTCACTTGGAGGGAGTGGAGTGAGAGGTTCAATCTCATCCATCTCCTTCCAGATTTTTTCAAAATCAGAGGCTGAATCCTGAGAATGTGTCTGATTTGACATCTTGCTTAATTCCTCCAACGATGTACGATTCGACTTCGGTTTCTTGGGGAGCAACTTGGAGACCTTTAGAGGAAATCCAATGTTCTGTCCAGGGGAGGGGATTGTTTTTTGCAGGGATGTCATAAAGTGGTTTCAGTCCGATTGCTTTCATTCTACGGTTTGCGATCCATTCAACATACTGTTGTAACAGTTTGTCATTAAGACCAATCATAGATCCATCTTTGAACAGATACTCTGCCCAAAGTTTTTCTTGATTTACTGCGTTTTGGAACGTGTTGTAGACCCACTGTTCCTCCTCCTTACAAATCTGTGCCATTTCTGGATCATCACCTTGCTTCCACTTGTTCATAATATTTTGAGTGATAGCAAGATGCTGATTCTCATCTCTGGCAATCAGGGAGATGATTTTTGCACTTCCTTCCATAAGCTTGAGTTCGCCAAATGCAAAACTGCAAGCGAAACTGACGTAAAAGCGAATACCTTCAAGAATATTAACGTTTGCAACTGCTCTGAAGAGTTTGCGCTTAAGTTCATACCTTGCTTCTTGTGCGTATGGGACTTGCTCTAGTGCGTGCAACCACTCCTTAGAATTGTCATACTGGTGTGCGGCATTAATGAAGTCATTGTATGCCTGAGTAACACTCATGGCACGCTCTACGATACGATCATCTGTGAGAATGTGATCAAACACATCTGATGGGTCTGAGTAAACATTCTTGATGATATGGGTATAGGAACGTGAGTGAATCATTTCCATGAATCCCCACACTTCCATACATGCTTCTAGTTCAGGTAGGCTGCAGTAAGGGATAAAAGCCATCCCAGGACCACGCCCTTGTACACTATCCAGCATGATCTGGTATTTAAGATTGCTGGTAAAAATGTGCTTTTGTTCAGGGCGTAATGTCTGATAGTCACTGCGATCCTTTTGTAGGGAGACCTCTTCAGGTCTCCAGAAATAACCTAATTGCTGTGTTGTTAGTTTGTCGAAGACTGGATACTTGTAAGAATCATATCTTTGAATTCCTAGTGGTTTCCCGAAAAACATTGGTTGTTTTTTAGTATCAACTACTTCTGAGTTGAATACTGTCATCGAATCGACCTTTGGTCGTTCTTCGTTGTTCGTCTTAAATCTTACAAGACTCACACTCTTCCTCCTCTGCTTGTTCTAGTTGAGCGATTAGATTTTCAAGATTTTCCTTGGTTTCTTCAACCTCGTCCGTCTTGAAGTCGTATGTATTTTGATAGTAAGAAGTCTTCCAACCGTATTTGTATGTAGTCAGAAGGTCCTGTGCCATTACGGAGACGGGGACTTCATTGTCTGGATACTGGGTTGGATTATAACTCCAGTTTCCGCTGATTGCTTGGTCAAAAAACTTTTGCATAACAGCAACAATATTAATGTAACCCCGATTAGACTCCATGTCCCAGAGGAGCGTGTAATTGTTCTTAAGTGTTGCATACTGGGGAACAATCTGTTTGAGTGGTCCTTTTTTGCTCTTCTTAACGGACAAATACCCTCTAGGTGGTTCGATGCCATTTGTTGCGTTTGACACAACGGAACTACTCTCTGATGGCATCTGAGCAGACAGTGTTGAGTTCCGTACTCCATACTCTTTGACCCGATGTCTAAGACTCTCCCAATCATAGTGAAGCTCATTCGGAACTATTTCATCGACATCATGTTTATATGTATCGATTGGAAGAATTCCGTTTCCATACTTTGTTCGGCTGCTATACTCACAGGCACCTTTTTCTTGTGCCAGGTCTACTGTAGCAGAAATCAAGTAATATTGAAAGGCTTCGGTTAGGTCATGAACCAGTTTCCATGCCTCAGGAGAATCGTATTGTTGCCCGTTTTTGGCAAGGTAATGTGCTAGACCGATATAACCGATTCCAAGTGAGCGACGTGCCTTTGTGGCGATTTCTGCTGCTCTGATGGGGTAGTTTTGAAAATCAATAAGTTCATCAAGACTCCTAACAGCAAGATCGCAAAGAAGTTGAAGATCCTCAAGATCCCTAATTTTCCCAACATTAACAGCACTAAGGATACAAAGAGCAATTTCTCCGTTTTCATCATCAATGTGTTGCAGTGGTTTAGTTGGAAGAGTAATCTCCTGACAAAGGTTGCTCATCTCAACTTTGTCCACGAAGGAAGAGTGAGAGTTGCAGTGATCGATGTTCATGATGTACAAACGACCAGTCTCTGCACGTTCCTTCAAGATGTCCAGAAAGAGTTCTTGAGCACCAATAGTCTTTCTTGGAATAGACTCATCTGATTCATAACGAACATATAGTTCATCAAACTCAGGAGTGCCAAAAGCATCATACAAACCTGGAACAGCGTGAGGGCTGAAGAGACTGATGTCTTCGTTTTTGATGAAGCGTTCGTAGAAGAGTTTACTAATCTGGATGCTGTAGTCCAGTTTTCGGACACGGTTATCTTCCGTCCCTTTATTGTTTTTGAGTACAATGATATCCTCTATTTCTTGGTGCCAGATTGGGAAGTGGACAGTCGCTGATCCACCTCTGATGCCATTTTGAGTGCAGCATCGGACAGTCGCTTCAAACTTCTTGAGGAAAGGGACAACGCCTGTGTGCTGAACTTCTCCGCCTCTGATTTTACTGTTGATGCCACGGATTCGACCTGCGTTGATGCCGATTCCCGCCCTTTGTGCAACGTATCTACCAATAGCCATATCAGAGCTAAAGATAGAATCGAGGGAGTCATCAACATCAACAAGAACACAGCTAGCATATTGTCGAAGTGGAGTTCGCACTCCCGCCATGATGGGTGTGGGAATGTTGATTTTGTGCCTGGAGATTGCGTCATAGTACTTCTTTACGTAATCGAGACGTGTTTCTTTTGGATACTTTGAAAAAATAGTAGCAGCAATCAAAAGATACATGAACTGTGGAGTTTCATATTGTTCTCCATTACTACGATCTTGAACAAGATACTTATCAACTACCTGACGAAGACCAGCATAGGTGAACAGGTAATCGCGTTGGTGGTCAATGAAAGATTGGAACTTATCAAATTCTTCTTTCGTATAAAGATTTAGAATCTCTGGATCGTAGACTCCTTTGTCTACACAGTTTTTAGTATGCTCGTAAACAGATGGAGTATCATGCATACGACCATTGATTTGCTTCCTCAGAGCGAACAGAAGCAAGCGTGCTGCCACGAATTGATAGTTGGGATGGTCAAGATCAATCAAATCGCTTGCAGAGCGAATCAGAATCTCCTGAATCTCTGCGGTAGTGATGCCATCATAGAACTGAATGCCAGACTGCATCTCAACCTGACTTGCAGAAACTCCTGCAAGATCTTTACATGCTTCTTCCACCATGACGTGGAGTTTATTCAAATCAAGAGGTTCAGTTTTTCCGCTTCTCTTAACTACCTTTGTCCCGTTGCTCATATTTTTTTCCAAGTGTTGAATTTAACTTTTGCTTCTAATCCAGAATATGTATTTAATTTTAACATAGACATAACGTCATGTCCAGCAAGGATCATATCGTTAATATCTTTCTCTACAATGTTGTTTCCCCAGATAACTACTTTGTCTCCTCTATCGATAAGTTTGGCGATTCGGTTGACGATTTCTCGGTTACGTGGTTCATTATCAAGAACCCAAATATAATCGCGCCAACCAAGCGACCGAATATCAACATCGGACCCACACATAGCAACAGCGTTTTCCACGAACGTGGAGTCGAAGGGTCCTTCAACAATGTAAATTGGTTTTTCCTCATCGATGGTTTCAAGTCCGTATAGTTTCGGAGAATCATCGTTCAACATCACAGTGATATATTTAACAGAGTTAGAAACTAGACTTCTGCCTTGAAATCCAATTAGATTTTTATCTCTGTCATACATGGGGATGATGATACGTTGCTCATCCCTACCGATAGTGTCAAAGGTTTGTTTTTGTGTATTTGTCCAAGTTTTAAATCTATCAGCAAAATAAAACTTTTCTGGATTTAGATTTCTTTTAAGTAAGTATTCTCTTGCGACTTCTGATTCAGATGCTTTAGGTAAATCAACCTTCTTTTTGAAAATGGGTTTCTTGAAAGTGAACTCTGGTTCATCCACAACAAAACTTCTACCAGTATTCCCCTCCTTAAACTTCTCAAGGGTATACTGCTTATAGAGAGTTGTATCAATCTTCTTAAGAAAGTTATTCAAGGACAAACTAGCGCCACAGTTATGGCACTTGAAATTGGTATTATTTTTCACGACATAAAAATACCCCCGCGTCTTGTTCTTGTTCTTCTGTGAGTCGCCACAAAGGCAGCAACGAAAGTTATAAAGATTTGCTTTTACTTTTTTAAACTTTTCAAGTCGTGTTGAGAGAAGGCTAATGTATTTTTCGTCAATGAAGTCCATTAATAACAATAAACACCTACCATTACAAAGGTCTATTACTTTCTCTCTATTATAACTGGTTGAGGTTCTCCCGTCAAGAATAAGGGTGCGATTCTACTACCTGCTCCAATGATGAGTGCCGCAACTACTAGCACTCCACCAACTTGCCAACGAAACTTTGAAAATGCTTTTATCTCTACCTGTATTCTATCAATTCTATCATGAATAACTTTATGGTCTTTCTCACTGTCAACTTTAAGTTCATCAATCATCTTAATGATGAGAGAATCAGTCTTCATACTCTGCTCTATTCTCTCATCGTGCTTCGTGAGAATTTGAGCGATACGATTATTTCCTTCTGATATCTTTTCTACTGCTGCTTCTAACTTGGCAAGCATTTCGCGGGATAGGTCTTCATAGATGTTTAGTTTCGATTCAAGTACAGCAACTTTTGAATCTTGATTGAACATTTTATGCCATCCACTGCTTACGTGAACCCTTCCCCGCGTAAATATATTTCTTCTTCTTTCTTACAGGAGGATCATCTCCTGCTTCAACAGAACCAGCAATTCCACCCTTACTCATGGACATAGTAGGACCAGGAGCAGAAGCAACTACTTCTTCTCTGAGGTTTCTTACAATATCAATAATCTTATCGATGTCCATTAAACTTCTTGTAGTTGTTTTAAACACTCATCATCTACGGGAATTCCTGAGATATCCGTTTTGGGATACTCAGGAATTCTGTTTAAAAAGGTAAGGAAACTTTTTATAGATGGCCAAAGTTCCTCTTCTAAATTATAAAAAAGGAGAGGGACTGCTGCATCATCAAAAACGTTAAACAAGATAATAAGATGATTGAGAATTAAATGAATTTTCAATTCACCCGTATTTTTGTATCTCTTTAGTAGACGTTTAATATATCTAATCCGTTTCAAGTCAGACTCAAAATCTTCTCTTGTGACTGCTTGTGGATTGTTATAAAATTTTATAGCGAAGAGTAAGTAATTACTCTCATTCAATTCATCAAATCTCATATATCAGTCAGTCATCATGGAGTAAAGATTGTATCGTCGTTAGCCTGGTCAAGTCCAGTGATTCCGATAGCAACCAGGGTCTCAGACTTAACTCTGAGGTTTCCGTGCATATCAGTATATGTAACAATACCAACCCAACCACCGTGTGCAACAGCATACTGAGTAGTAGCTGCATTAGCAAGTTCCGTCTCATCTACACCGTAAACGGTGCGATTAGAGGTATCCATGTTCTGAAGTTGTGGCGTAAATTTTGGTTCGTCCGCAGCGGTGTCCCCAGATCCCCAAAGAGGTGCCATGTTTCCTTACCCGTATAAGATTCTTGTATAAAGATATTTATAAAAATTTATCAGCGTGCTTCAATCGCTTTGACTACCTTGGCAAGCAGTTTATCATCCATATCAGTTTTGGTCAATTTAACTGCTTTTTCAAGAATAATAATGCACACTTTAATTAGTTGCTCTCCAAGTTCCTCGTTATCGGGAATCTTTGCAACCGCATCCGTAATAATTTTGGAAGCAAGGGGAAGAAGAAATGCTAACATTGGTTTATACCAAGAGTCCTATCAATATATAGGGACTTAATGTTTACTTTTTCTTTTTCTTAGTTTTCTTGGCGTAACCTTCTGAGGTCATTTTTGCAGATGAAGAAGTCATAATCTTCATGATTTTTTCCTCATCATCAGGAGCACCAAGCATAATAGGATTCTTCATTCCCATTGCTCTTAACTTATTCTTGAGAAGTTCTCTATAAGTTCTCTTCATCTTGCATTCGCAAGGACACTTTCCGCAAGTAGGGCACATTTCTTTCTTATCATCCTTCTCTTCCTTCACTTCTTTCTTTTCAGGAAGACCTTCATGCTTGGTTTCTGCATAATCACAAGCATCTTTTTCACTCATATCTTCTGCTGCTTTCGCAACTTCTGGAGAAGGAGCATCCATTTTACCCTTCTTCACCTGACAAACCATTGCCATGAACTTCTGTTGTGACTTACTAACTGCTTTTTCGGCAATCAATTCACCTTCAACTTCAGTGTGAGCGTAGATTCCTTTACGTGCTTTCATTCCACCAGCATCTACTTCAGATTCTGGATTTACTTTAATAAGTGAAGAGTTATCTACATTAGTTCCAGTAATCTTACTTTTGTTCTGTGCTTCAGTTGAAGTTGTTCCATCAACAAGGAAATCTTCCCTCATTCCTCTCTTTTTGGCAATCGCTTTATTGATTGCATCACGACGGTTGTAGATGTAAGAATCAGTCTTATCTTTCTTGCCATCATCATTTACATCACCATCTCTCTTAGATGGATGCACTGGTTTGTCAAGACCACCTTTGTTGGGAACTTCCTTCCTTCTACCTTCATAAGGATCACCATGCTCAGTCATCTCAACTTTGAGACCCTTTGCTCTCAGTTCGGTAATCTTTTGGCGAGTAGCATATCTAACATATGATCTATCAGTCTTGGGATCAAGAACTCTTACCTTATACTTTCTTTCTGCGGTTGTCTCTTCATAAACCTCTTCTTCTGGTTGATGCTTCTCAACGAATACCTTAAACAATGCATTAGCGACTACATCAGTTGCACCATCAGTCATAGTGGCATCATATGACTCTTTCTTCTCACCGCCACCATCTTTAGCGAACAGTTTTGCTCTAACTGCTGCTTGCTCAGGAGCACTCAGATTGCTGTTCTGCATATACTGAGCATATGCTGCTCTCAGATCGATACCTTCTCTTCTTGCGCGATAACGGATATCATATACTGCTTGGCGGATCCTCTTTTCAGAACCTTCGCCTTCTCCTCCCTTCTTTTCGCCGCCTCCTTTTCCCTTTGCAGCAACAGGTGCTGCAGCAGGAGCGTGCTTTCTCGCGGGGAGTTCCTCAAATATCTTTTTAGTCATCGGAAGAATTCTAGAATACTATTTTCTTATCTTATATTTATTTATGAATTGTAATCCGCTCATAAATCCAGGAACCATGGTCTGAACATACCTACGATGAGCATCAGTGCCAACTAAGCGTTGATTTGCAGGAACACCAGATTTAGTGGTTCCATTTACAACTGCTTCGTTTACGTCCTTAATCCATGCTTTGAACATAATCTTATCTTCAGTGACACAAATCAAATGATTTGCACCACGTCGAATGATACGTCCAACAAGACCAGTATTGAGATTTTCTACCAATTGTCCAATTTTAAAGATGGTCTCGCTTACATAGTTTTCACGGAGAGTTTCCATGTCAAACTTAGGTGCCATCTCCCAGATACCCCATTCTTCATTGATACCCATGGATGCTCTCGTATCAACAAACATCTGCTTTGCCATGCTTCTATTGACAAGAGGAACCATTTCAAAAGCAGGAATCATTTCTCCAGTTTCTGGGTCAGTTAAGAACTCACCAGTTTCTGGATCTGTTTGCATCATTTGCTCACCAGTTTCTGGGTCAAGCATTGGTTGCTCTGACTGAAGATGTTGATAATAAGTTTTGAAATCATTTTCTGCGGCAGCAAGTCTCATTCTTGATGCTGAGAGACCTTCAACGCCTTCAGAGTCAGGATCTCTATCACCAGCAGAAATAACCTCAATGTTATCAAATTGGTAAAGGCTTCCATTATAATTATTTGCCAACTTGTTAAATTCATTTACCCTATCCGCTCCACCAACAATTCTTACATTAGTATAACCATCGTTATGCGCCTTCTTCAAAACATCAAAAATAGTTCTGGTGTTTTGATCGTTCTGAATTCTAGCACTATGCTGAGGAAATAACTGCCTCATCATAGAAACTTTTGTATCAGGATCTAATGGATTTTTCTTTGGGTCATTTGAACGAGAAGGAACAATAATATATTCTCCTTCATCTCCTGCAGCAGCATTTGCGGCAGTATCCATCAGTTGCATGTGACCAGCATGTGGTGGATTGAATCTACCAAATGCAATCGTAAGAGTTCCTTTTGTCTTGGGAACTGGTGGAGGACCAGCAGCAATATCAGGACTTTGAACCTTAGACATTACTGCTGCTTGTCTTTCTGCTTCTTGCTGTGCTTGCATTTCTGCTGCCTCAGCATCCATCTGATCTGCTTGTGCTCTTAGGTCATCAGATGTTGGAGCAGGTGCTTCTTTTGGTGCTGCCTGCTGTTGAAGTGAAGGATCGTTAAAATTAGGATCTGAAATATTCTTTTCCAGTTCGGTTTGGTCTGGGTCTCCCTTACCAACCTTTTGACGCTTATTATAAAACTTCAGGCGACCTTTTTCAGTCTTTGCAACAAACTCGTCACCTTTATACCATCCACCATGCCCATCACCCTTGAGACCAAGACGTGCTGCTTGCTGCGCGGCAGATTCATTTAGAAATTGGAAAAAACTTTTCATTGATATTTGTTTCTGCGTAGTTCCAAAGTCACGTTTCCTCTGTTAGAAACGATATACTTTAAAATATCATTGCGTATCTTTATATATTTATCCTTGTCCTTTCCTTTGCTCATATCAATTTCACGTTGAAAAGTCGTGTAGATATACCTTGCAAACTGTTCGTAGTTTGTTCCGTTGTAGTCTTTTATAAGTTCCTGAATATATGGATTCATGCTTCTAAGAAATCTACGTCTTTATCGATATTATATGGAGATCTTCCTGGTCTTGTAGTTACTTGAAGTGCAGTAGTAAAACGATAATTATTGATTGGGAAACTACCGCCCCTTTTTATACGAATACGAATCCTTAGACCAGGATTAAACTGTGGAACTGGAAGACCAGCAGGATTTGCTGCCATATAATACATTCCATAGTCACCAATCTGAATATAATAAGTTCCCTTTGCAGCATAGTAACTATGAAGGACAGATGATGGAATTGTAAGAAATCCGTCTTTGAATTTTTGATAATCTGAAGATACCATCTCTTGAGTAAAGTTTGCAGTATCAACATTACCCTTAAATGGTGCTCCCTTCGGTCCCCACTGACTATTGGCAAAAGATTCAATGCCAACCGCTCTCATCAAACCACGAAGTTCTTCTGCAGCAGGAGTTGCAGAACCACCAAGTCTCCAAATACCATTTTGATATTCTAGAGTTCCTTGACCATAGTCTGCCTTTAAGTCAAGTTTCACTTCAAGTTTGTGATTTGCACCATTACGAATAAACATCGCATCAGGTGCGTTCGGATCTGAACCTGCAGGAGTGAAACCTCTAGGAACAAGGTTCTTTGCTTTCAACTTGTTGTGGACCCTACCTTCGTAGAGAAAACCCTGTTGAACCGCCATCGTGGTTTTTAGGTATTTAGATCCGTATTATAGCACAAAATGGAGTTAAGCGGACTCGAACCCCAAACCTCCTGCGTGCAAAGCAGGCGCTCTACCAGTTGAGCTATAACCCCAAGAACCCCGAAGGGTCAAACAACAAACGTATAGATTGCTGCGTATCCAATAAGTATAGCACATAATGCGCCAATTACTTTGTAATACTTACGGATAGGAGTGCCAAAGTATTGTTGTCCAATCATAAGGCATTTATGTGCT